AAAATGACTGCTGCTTGGTGGGCTGATAAAGTTAAATGGTAAAAACAAACACTATGAATAAAGGTAAAAAATACGATCAAAAAGAAGCTTACAATAAGAACTTAAGCGCTAGTGCTAGATTACATTATTTAGAAAACGCTAGACACGATACTGATTCTGCAGCTAAAATGGCTTACGGAGATTCACCAGCTAAGATGCAGGGATCTTTTATGTCTAAACATTGCCAATCAGGTTTTCAACCAGCAAAACCAGACACTCCTGCTAAAAAGAAAAGCTGTAAGTACTAATATGGCGTTTAAACTTAAACCACCGTATGAAGTAGAAAATACTCCTATATATCAAGTTGATATGGAGGAAGGTGTTTTAGGTATGGCTAACAATAATGGCACAATACTTATAAACAAGTATTTAAACCCGAGTCAATGTAAGAAAGTAATTGACCACGAGATGATTCATATTGATCAAATAAAACGTGGTGATTTAGATTACGACGATAACAATGTGTATTGGAAAGGTAAAAAATACTCAAGAGCTAAAATGAAAGAAGGGGCTAAAAACTTACCTTGGGAAGCTGAAGCTTACAAAAATTCATAAATAAATAAATAATGGCAAAATTAAAAACATCAACAAAAGGAGCTTTTTACAAAACTGGACCTTTATACCTTCACGATAAAGATCATAAAAATACTAGTTCACCTGTAACTCCTACTGAAAAAGCTAAGGTAGGTGAAATACCTGGACTTGAAGAAATAAAAGAAAGGTTTAAAGGTAAGTATACAGTTACACCTAAAAAAGGTAAGTTTAACGAATACACTTTGACGGATAAAAGTGGTGGTTCAGTTTCTTATTCTGCTGGAAAAAGAGTTAAAAAAGATAAAAGAACTCTCGCTCAAGCTATAAACGAGTCAATTAAATGAAAAAATTATTTCAATGGCTTACCGGAGGAGTAATAAAAGAGGTTGGTAACGTTATTGATAAACTTACTACAACTAAAGAAGAGAAACTAGAGGCTCAAAGATTAATACAAGAAATATTAGAAAAAGCTGATAGTGAAGCTCAGGCTCAAGTTACTGACCGTTGGAAAGCTGATATGCAAAGTGATAGCTGGTTGTCTAAGAATATAAGACCTATGGTTTTAATATATTTAACATTTATATTTAGTGTTTTATCTTTTGCAGATGGTAATATAGGTAGCTTTAAAGTAGATGAATCTTATACGCCAATATTTCAGTCTTTACTTATAACAGTATACGGAGCTTACTTTGTTGGTCGTACTTGGGAAAAAAATAAAAAATCAAGTGATAATAAAATTAAGTAAAAATAAATTAATTAAATCAAATCAAAATGTCAAAAATTAAAAAAGAACAATTAGAAAAGATTCAAAGTCAACAGAGTAAACTTCAAGCTGTATTAACGGATATAGGTGCTTTAGAATCACGCAAGCATGAAGCTTTACACGCTCAAGCTTCTATTTCACAAGAAATAAATATTACTAAAAAAGAGCTTGAAGATGAGTACGGAGCTATCAATATTGATATTACAGATGGTAGTTATACTTCTATTGAAGAAAAAGATGATACTGAATTATCAGTTGTTAAATCAATCAACTAATGAGCTCTGTAGTTAGAAAAATAAGTATAGGTTCTGATTACAAAAATGATGCAATGCATTATGCTGTAGGTCAACAAGTTTATGGAGGCCATACTATATCAGCTATATTATACTCTGAAGACGATAACTCTTACAGTATTTACATCAAGAAAAAAGATGAGGTAATGCCATGGAAGAAATTCAACTCTAATATGGCAATATCTGTTGAATATGATTTAGAATACTGATGAAGAGTTTATTTGACTTTATTGTAAGACCAACAAATAAAAGATACGACAACGAAATTAAAATAGGTGACAAAAGCCTTATAACTAATAGTAACACTGAAGATTTTAAAGCTGTTAGCAATAGAGCTGTGGTAGTTTCTACTCCATCAGCATATTCTACGTTAATTAAAGAAGGTGATATAGTTATTATACATCATAATGTCTTTAGAAGCTTTTTTGATATTAGAGGTAAAAGAAAAGACAGTAGATCTAAGTTTGTAGACGATCTGTACTTTTGCTCACCTGATCAGATATACCTATATAATAATGGTGATGCTTGGAAATCTTTTCGAGATAGATGTTTCGTAAAACCATTGTTAGATAACAACGATCTAACGCTGGATAAAGAGAGAAAGCTTATAGGAATACTAAAATATGGTAATAGTTCCTTAGAAGCTGTTAAAATCGTTCCTGGTGACCTAATAGGTTATACTCCATATGGTGAGTTTGAATTTATAATTGACGGAGAACGTTTATACTGTATGAAATCAAATGATATTGTAATTAAATATGAATATAAAGGAGACGAAGAAGAATATAATCCTAGCTGGGCAAAAAGCAGTTGAGGAATTAATAAAAGTAGCTAAAGAAGCTATTGTTGATTCTGATGATGATATATCTGCTGACCGCCTTAAAAATGCTGCTGCTACGAAAAAGTTAGCTATTTTTGATGCTTTTGAAATTCTAAAACGTATTGAGGACGAAGAAAACATACTTAACGAAAAACCTGTAGAAAAGAAAGAGAAAACTTTCAAAGGTTTTGCAGAAGGAAGATCTAAGTAATGTACGAGCAATCACTATATAAAATACTACCTGATTATATTAAACCTAAAGTTATAAATAAAAAAAATAGATATAACAAGTGGGAATACGGCTATAATAAAGAATTTGATATAATTGTTATCAGTAAAACTGGTAAAATAGGTGATATATACGAAATACAGAACATTAAAATCGCTTTACCAAAAGAAGATGATGTTGTGAAATTTGAAGGAAACAAATGGAGACATACTGAGTATCCAAAAGAACTTTCAAAAATAAAATCAGTATTTGATTGGGACGAACTCCCTTTGCAGTTCAAAGAAGAATGGTATGATTACATTGATAAGGAATTTAAAAGGCGTGAAGAAGGTTTTTGGTTTTATAACAAAGATGCTCCTTGCTACATTACTGGTACTCATTACATGTACTTGCAGTGGTCCAAAATTGATATTGGGCAGCCAGACTTTAGGCAGTCAAACAGATTATTCTTTATATTCTGGGAAGCTTGTAAAGCAGATGTACGGTGTTACGGGATGTGTTATCTTAAAAACAGACGATCAGGTTTCTCTTTCATGGCATCAGGCGAGACGGTTAACCAGGCAACAATATCTACAGATTCAAGATTTGGCATTTTATCAAAGTCCGGGCCAGACGCCAAAAAGATGTTTACTGATAAGGTCGTACCCATCTCAGTTAATTACCCCTTCTTCTTCAAACCAATCCAGGACGGTATGGATAGGCCGAAGACAGAACTCGCGTACAGAGTACCCGCGTCAAAATTTACGAGAAAGAAGCTTGATACAAACGAAAAGCTACAAGAGATCACCGGGCTCGACACGACGATCGACTGGAAGAATACCGGGGACAACTCGTACGATGGTGAAAAATTAAAGCTATTAGTGCACGATGAGAGTGGTAAATGGGAAAGACCTACAAATATATTAAATAACTGGAGAGTTACAAAAACTTGTTTGAGATTAGGTTCTAGAGTTATAGGTAAGTGTATGATGGGATCAACATCAAACGCTTTAGATAAAGGTGGTGAGAATTTTAAAAAGTTATATTATGATTCTGATGCAACAAAAAGAAACCGCAACGGACAGACTAGCTCGGGACTATATTCTTTGTTCATACCTATGGAATGGAACTACGAAGGATTTATTGATTCTTATGGAATACCTGTATTCGACACACCAAATGAGGAAGTTTTAGATCCTTTAGGTGATATTATAGATCAAGGCGTTATAGAGCATTGGGAAAATGAAGTTGAAGGCTTAAAAAACGATCAAGACGGATTAAACGAATACTACAGACAATTTCCTCGTACAGAAGAACACGCTTTTAGGGATGAAGCTAAAGAGTCTCTGTTTAATCTAACTAAAATATACGAACAAATAGATTACAATGCTGATTTACAAAATACATCTACCATAACAACAGGTAGTTTTATGTGGGAAAATGGTATAAAAGATACTAGGGTTTTATTTTACCCAAACAAAGATGGTAGATTTAGAATATCTTGGGTTCCACAAATTGAGTTACAAAATAAAATAGTATTAAAAAACGGTATTAAATACCCTGGTAATGAACACTGTGGTGCTTTTGGTTGTGATAGCTATGACATATCAGGTACAGTTGACAAAAGAGGTTCTAACGGATCTTTACACGGTTTAACAAAGTTCTCTATGGAGAACGTACCACCTAATGTGTTTTTTTTAGAATATATAGCTAGACCTCAAACTGCTGAAATGTTTTTTGAAGATGTGTTAATGGCTTGCGTATTTTATGGTATGCCAATACTAGCAGAGAATAATAAACCTAGGTTATTATATCATTTCAAAAGAAGAGGTTATAGAGGTTTTTCAATGAACAGGCCAGACAAAATATATAATAAATTATCTGTAACTGAAAAAGAAATAGGTGGAGTACCTAACTCTAGTGAAGATATGAAACAAGCTCATGCAGCAGCTATAGAAACATACATAGAGGAAAATGTGGGTAATACACCTAACGGTTTTGGAAGTATGTATTTTCAAAGAACACTAGAAGACTGGGCTAAATTTAATATAAACAACAGAACAAAACACGATGCATCTATAAGTTCAGGATTAGCTATAATGGCTTGTAATAAAAACAGGTATACACCTGTAGCTAAAAGAGAACGTAAAAAAATAGACTTAGGTATAAAGAGATATAACAATAAAGGAACATCGTCAAAAATTATAAGATAAATGAAAGTATACACCAATGGTAATAGCTCTTTTCCTAGCCAAGTAGTTAGCGACGAAGTTAAAGCAAGCTTAGATTATGGTATTCAAGTAGCTAGAGCTATTGAAGGAGAGTGGTTTCAAGAAGGTCGTTCTGGTAACAGATACGCTCAAAGTTATAGTAATTACCACCAACTTAGGTTGTATGCTAGAGGTGAACAATCTATAGCTAAATATAAAGATGAGTTATCTATAAACGGTGATTTATCTTATTTAAATTTAGACTGGAAACCAGTACCAGTTATACCAAAGTTTGTAGACATTGTTGTTAATGGAATGTCTAATAAAGAATACGACATAGTTGCTTACGCACAAGACCCTGAGAGTCAAAAGAAAAGAACAGATCATGCTAATGAAATAGCTGCAGATATGGTTGCTCAAGACTTAATACAACAAGCTAAGCAAAGTACTGGAGCTGATTTCTCAAGATCAAACTTAAAACAAGACGAGCTACCATCTACTCTTGAAGAACTAGAACTACATATGCAACTATCTTACAAGCAAGGTGTTGAAGTAGCAGAAGAAGAGGTTATAAATAATACTTTAGCAAGAAATAAATACAACTTAGTTAGACGTAGATTAAATCACGATTTAACAGTTCTAGGTATTGCTGCAGTGAAAACAGGTTTTAATCCATCAAACGGAGTAACTATTGATTACGTTGATCCAGCTTATATGGTTTATTCATACACTGAAGATCCTAACTTCGATGACATATATTATGTTGGTGAAGTTAAATCTATAACTATATCTGAATTAAAAAAACAATTTCCAGACATATCTGAAGATGAATTACAG